TAGCAGGCAGAGACATTACCGAAGGTCGTGCCAATCAAGCAATTGCTGTTGATGTTGGTATCGTATCTACATCTCAATACTGGCAGAATACATCTGACTCATATGATGTAGCAGTTGGTGGACAACCGTTCTTCTATGCCATAAATGACCAACGTCCATACATTAGACAGACTGCACCTTACAAGAAGGACCAGTTTGATAATGGAGCAGAGCCAGGTGAGCAATCACTTACTGGCTGGTGGATAAGAAGCCAATCATCATTTCATAATGGTTCTGGTATTAGATTTTATGACCCATCTGCTGGTGAAACCGTAGCGCATAGGTTTACAGATAGCAAAGGTGTTGATGTTTGGACTAAAGGACAAGTAACCTTACTTAAAGACACCGCTACTACACACTATACAACTGGTCCAATACAGACCAATGGTAAACCATTTCAGATTGCTCGCTCTATTAAGTACGGTGGAACCAATGGTGTCTTGCTATGGGATGAGTATGATGTAGACAAGATTGCAGAAGATGGAACTGTCACACACTTTATTGATTATGTAGCGGGAACTGATTATGCAGTTAATGCCATATGTGATGACGGCACCTATGCCTATTGGATTACTAATGTCTTAAATACTGGAACTCCAAGATTACGTGTATATAAAAAATTATTAACTGGTGTTTCTGGTGCTGGTGATACTCTTATGATTAGCGACAACGGTATTACTGTAAACACTGCTACTATGGAATACGTTAAAGACCGCATTGTTATGGGTATTAATAATAAGATATATGAAATATCTTCATCTGCATCTAGCCTTCCAAGTCCTGTATATACACACAGTGATACTGATATTGTGTTCTCAAGCATTACTGCTTCTGGTCCAGCCATCTACATAGCAGGCTACAGTGGTACCCAGTCAAGCATATTTAAATTTACTCTTAATACCTCTGGTGTTATGCCAACTCTTACTACTGCTATTACTGCAGCAGAGATGCCAGTTGGAGAGATTATCCATAAGATTTATTACTACCTAGGTTATATGATGATAGGTACTAACAAAGGAATCCGTGCAGCAGTTGTCTCAGACCAAGACGGCTCCATTAACTATGGTCCACTTATTGTGGAAACCACTCAGCCTTGCTATGACTTTGCTGCACGAGACAGATTCGTCTGGTGTGCAACTGGCGTAGATGGAGCAGCAGGAGTTCTCCGTATTGACCTAGGCAATGAGATAGAGACTTTACGCTTTGCTTATGCTAATGATTTATATGTAAGTGGTACATCAGGATATAGCACAACAACTTGTGCATTTGCTGGTACAACAGACCGATTAGTATTTGCTACTACAGCAGTTAACGCTGGCTCAGTAAGCAACAAAGCACTCACATCTAACGTAGCAACCTTGACCACATCTGCAGCACACGGCTTAGCCGTTGATGATTCTGTATGGGTAGAAGGCGTTGACTCCACATTTAACGGTCAGTACACAGTTACTGCCGTACCAACTACCACAACATTTACCTATGCTAAGACTGCATCTAACGTATCATCTACTGCCGTATCACCTGTTGGTAAGGTTAACAAAGTAGGTAGCATTAACATTGAAGCAAGTGCAACACTAGCCTCTACTGGCTATATCACTAGCGGTTACATCCGCTATGGAACATTAGAGCCTAAGAACTTCAAGCGTTTACTTGCTCGTGGAGATTTTACTAAGGGTTCATTAGTACTTGAAACTGTAGATAAAGATGGTGTTGAATATGACCACATCACTTATGAAGCAGGAGTGACTGCAGTTGAGGTTGGTACATCTAACCCTGATACAGCGCAAGAGTATGTAGCCTACAAGTTTGTTCTTAATCGTGATGCTACAACTACTAGCCAAGGTCCTATATTTAAGGGCTATCAAGCAAAGGCTACTATTGCTACACCTCGTCAAAGAATTATGAGATTTCCTGTTTACTGCTTTGATATTGAAACAGATAGATACAATGTAATATCTGGCTATGAAGGTAAAGCATTACAAAGATTACAGTCGTTAGAAAACGTAGAAGAAGGTGGCGATGTTGTTACCTGGCAAGACCTTACTACAGGCGAGAGTCGTCAAGTAGTTATTGAGCAAATCTCATTTACACGTATGACTCCACCAGACAAAAGGTTTGATGGCTTTGGAGGCGTAATTGAGATTACGGTTAGGACAGTATAATGAGTAATACAGATTGGGCTGGATTAGCCGTAGCAATTGCAACAATAATAGCAAGTTTTGCTGGTTCAGTTCGCTGGATGGTAAAGCATTACTTGTCTGAATTAAAGCCAGATGGCAACGGGGGACATAACCTAGAGGGACGCATTACCCGATTGGAAACCCGTATTGACCAGATATACCTCATTTTATCAGAAGGCAAGAAATAGTTTAGCAGTTTGCTTTATCGCTTTTAATGCTTTGTTTTTATTTCCATTTGTAGCAAGAGCAGAAGATATACCCGCAGTTACAACTATTGTTACTAATGGTGGAGATGATGTTTCATATCAGATTCCACTGACAGTATCAGTTGTATACGATGGTGTTACATATGAAAATGTATACGCCACTACTAACTCAGTAATTACATTTGGTAGACCTGATGGTACATATTGGACATATCCAACAACACCATCTGTATCTATTGAATCTAAAGACTGGTGGGTATTACCTCAACAAATGCCAGACACTCATTTTATTATTAATGTAAGTGAAGGTGGCTTTCAGGTAGATGGTAACTATCGCCCATACGGTACTTTTACTGGCGATACAACTAGCATTATTATTACCGCACAGATTCAAACAGATGGAACTGTTGCATATAGTTATGCAGTTAGTGGTCCACTAGCAGGTAACGAAAGAACTGGTGCGGTACTTACTGATGGAACTGTCGTTCCACTAGAACAAGTAAACATCATTCAAGTTGAAGAGGCTCCTGTATTGGAACCTACTCCTGTAGAACCTGAGCCTGTTATACCAGAGCCTGAGCCTACGCCAGACCCCGTAGTAGAACCAGTACCTGATACCACAACTCCAACAGTTCCAGATATTGTAATAGTACAGCCGCCGATAGAAATTCCAATCCCACCTATGCCTCCTTTGGTTGAGGAAACAGTAGCAGAGGAAGTTCCAGTTTTAGTAGAAGAAACACCATTACCTACTCCAGAACCTGAACCAGAGCCAGAACCTGAACTTGAACCAGTAGTGCCTGAAGATATTCAACCTGAACCTCCTGTAGAAGAAACTGAAGAACCAACTGAAGAACCAACTGTACAGGCAGAAGATGTTGACTTGGAATCATTAGCACCTGACACACCAGTTGAATTATCTAATGGTGTAGTGGTTACGGCAGAGGTAGCAATAGCAGTTCAATTATTACAAGACCCAGCAGCAATGCTTCAAGAATTATTTACAGACCCAGGTGCAGCACTTGCCGCCCTTGGTTCAGTCGGTGCAGATATGACTGATGAGGTTCGTGAAGAATCTGAGAAGGTAATTATCGCAGCAGTTATAGCGGGGAACATAGCAACTACAGCAGCCACCTCAGCAGCAGGTGCTGCAGCAATCAGGAGAAAACCATAATGAAAAACTTCTTTTCAGATATAGCAAACCAACTATGGACCCTACTAGGTATGTTCATTGCTTGGGTTGTCCTAGAAGGTTCAGCCAAAACAGTAGTCGGCTACGCCATCTTTGGTTCAACAATTATCTGGGCAATCACATACAACCTACGCAACCCAAAGGACGAATAATGAAATCACTAAAGAATGTACTGATGCGTATTGTTGCAGTATTTGCAGCAAGCGGTCTATCAGTAATCGGTGCTGGCGCAATCGCTGGTGTAGATACAATCACAGCAGTAACAGTTGCTGGTCTTACAGCAGTAGCAGCAGTAGTTGAGAAGTTGGCTCGTGCATTTATGGACGATGGCAAACTATCACTAGATGAAATTAATGCTGCATTTTCAGCCGTTGATAAGGGCGCAAAAACTGTGGCTGATGCCGAAGTTGAAGCACGTTATGCAGCAACTGCAGCAGCAACCGTAGCAGCAACAGCGGTAGCAGCACAAACAATTCCTGACGACGAAGATTACAACTAAGGAGTAGCAATGGCAGACAAGGGAACGGCACAAGCAATAATTGATATTGCTGTTGGTGAAGTTGGAACCATTGAAGGTCCTAAAGATAACGAAACAAAATACGGTGCATTTACTAAAGCAAACTTCCTACCTTGGTGTGGGTCATTTGTTATGTGGTGCGCTAACAAAGCAGGAGTAAAGGTTCCTAACACAGTATCAACTGTGGCAGGGGCTGCAGCATTTAAGAAGATGAACACTTGGTTTGAGGCAGATTGCGGACAATCTCCACAGCCAGGCGACATCCTCTATTTTGATTTCCCAGGAGATGGTGTAGACCGTATCTCCCACGTTGGAATCTGTACCCATATTGAGGCAGATGGTGTTGTTCTAACTATTGAAGGTAATACATCTTCAAAGAAGAAGGGCAGCCAACGTAATGGTGGTGAAGTATGTAAGCAAGTTCGTGCATACAAGAAAAACAAACAAGGTGTTCTCGTTAGCATTGTTGGTTGGGGTCGTCCTAACTACAATGGTAATGAAGTAACAGCAGAGGTCCCAGTACCTGAAAAGCCTAAGTTCCCTGGACGTATTGTCCCTGGTAGCAGAGGTGGGGGAGTTATATTAGTTCAGAAAGCACTTGGCTTAAAGGCGGATGGCATCTATGGTCCAATAACCAAAGAGCACGTCATTAGGTTCCAAGACAACCACGATGTTGTTGATAGCAATGGTATCATTGGTCCCAAGACCTGGGATGAACTAATCAAATTCCTTTAATCAAACTAAGGAGAAAACAATGAAGGCAAAACTAATCGCAATCGCTAGCACATACTTTCGTGCAGCATTCGCATCAGTGACAGCACTATACCTTGCAGGTGAGACAAGCCCAAAGGCTTTGGCTCTAGCATTTGTAGCCGCTATCGCTGGTCCAGTCCTCAAGGCGTTGGATACCAATGCACCTGAGTTCGGACGTGGCAGCAAGTAGCACTAGAGTACCGATTAAACGCCTTCTAAGGCGCTTTTAAGACATTTAGACCCCTGTTTGTAGGTAATCCCTACAGATGGGGGTCTTTTTGTCATTTCTTGACAAGCCAAACTTGGTATTCCTTGGTCAATAATTCATAACTTCCAGTGTATTTATCAAGAAAAGAATCAATTGCTGGCTTAGGTGTGAGGTATGGAGGTAGGTCTTGTCCCCACATATAGTCATCAAAGGCTAGGACTCCATTAGGCTTCAAGATTCCCCACGCACTTTCAGCATCATCTCTTACGCCCTTGGCTGTATGGTCGCCATCTATATAAATAAAATCATAGGTTTCTTTTAGGTTAGGTAAAGCGTACTCAGACTTGGAACGGATTGATAACAAATTGTTATACTTTTTTGTGCGCTTGGTGTAGTAAGCCTGAACATCTGAGAATGAAATTGCTTTGTGCTCTAGTTCATCTGAACCTTCCCAGGTATCTATATCTGTCAGGGTAGATGATGGGTCAGTCAAGATATTATCAAGTAGCCATACCGAAGCATCACCTGTGTATGCTCCAATCTGTAGGAACTTTAGATTAGGCATACCCTTGAACTTGGTTAGGTTATTTTCAAAGTTATGCTGTTGACTTAAGAACCAGTTGGGTAGGTTCGGCGTGTCGTTGATTTGCATTCTCCTGTCGGTATGTGTATAATTGAATATATTATAACATATATGTAATATAAATAGGCGCCCAGGCGCCATATATAATATATATATTATATAATATACAACTAACTTTAGATAGTTCTCTTGTGTTGAGTACTCTCCTGTCCTCCACAGGAGGACTATCTAAACAACTACTAGACAGGAGTAATTATGTTTAACAAAGAACTTAATGAATTAATAACCGAACTGACTGATGCAATCTACTTGCTGACAGAAAACATTGCTTCACTCAAGGAAGATATTGCTGAGTTAACTTCGGAACTACTTGATGATTAAACTTGATTCATACGAATTACCAGCACACGTTTCATACTCAGCCTTCACAACATTCCTAACCTGTGGCTATCAGTATTACTTGGGTAGATTACTTCAAGTACCTGAAGAGCCAAGCATCTGGTCTGCTGGTGGTAGAGCCTTTCACTATGCAGCAGAATTGTATGACCTAGAAAATGAATGAACTCTGGGAAAAGGCTTGGGCTAAAGAAACTGAAGGATTAGATTTAACTACTGCTCGTGTAGCAGGACGTTCTACTAAAGAGAATCCAAACAAAGAAGATGCTGTTTGGTGGAATACACAGGGTTCCAAGTGGGTAGACAACTACATCTCTTGGCGCAAAAATAATCCTAACTGGAAAATATGGAAGACTCCGCAAAATGTACGTGCCATTGAGTTGGAGTTAAATCCTATTATCAGCGGTGTACCAGTGAAGATGTTTATTGACAGAATATTTGAGGTTAATGGACAACTTGTGATTGTTGACCTCAAGACTTCATCACGCCGACCTGCTTCTGATTTACAACTTGGCTTCTACAAAGTAGGAGTTGAGATGATGTTGGGAGTAGAAGTCAATCTTGGAAACTACTGGATGTCTCGTGAATCTGGGACAGGGGAGATGATTGACCTAAGTAGATATACCAAAGACACCCTTGAATATTTCGTGGATGGCTTTGATAAAGCCCGAAAGGCTGGTATATTTCTACCGAACCTACAATCGTGCAGTTACTGTGGACTCACAGAACACTGCCAATTCACAAAAGGAAAACAATGACAACAGAAAACTGGAAGATACAAGTATCTATTAAATCATCTTCTTCAAGAGAAGCGGATATGATTAATGTCCGTGCTAATACAGCAGATGAGTTAAGCGTTTTGCTTGAGGGTCTAGCAGATTACTCAACGCAAATTGCTGCTACAGCAAAGGCGGTACAGGCTGCATACACAGTGCTCCCTTTATCAACTGGCAGTTCCACTCAAGGCACAACGCCAACGCAATCCTCGCCAGCAATCCAGGCGCAACCAGCATCACCTACGGGCGGGCTATCCAACCCGACTTGCGTGCACGGAGCACGAATCTTCCGCCAGGGAGTAAGCAAGACGACGGGGAAACCTTACGCATTCTGGGCTTGTCCAACACCACAGGGGACACCAGACCAATGCAAACCAGCAAACTAGTTCAACAAGAACTAGAATAAGAATTGGTTGAGGGGTAGTTATTAGGGGAAGGTAATTACCCCTCTTCCAACTTGTGACAGGAGATTAATGAAAACTTTAGTAAGAAGTATCGGAAGGTCGGACATTGGTGGAGAACCATTGCCCTCTGTATTTAAAACATTTGATGCAAACAAAATTATATTTCGTAGAGCAGAAGTCTCAATGCTTGCGGGTGTACCAGGTGTAGGTAAGTCAACACTTGCATTAGCACTAGCATTAAAGATGAAGGTTCCAACCCTTTATATATCTGCAGATACCAATGCCCACACTATGGCTATGCGTATTGCTTCTATGATTTCAGGCAAGAATCAAACTGATGTAGAACATTTAATGTCAACTGATATTGGATGGACTAAGGCTATTCTTGAAAAGAGTAATCACATTGTCTGGTCTTTTGATTCAAGCCCTACATTGCAAGACATTGACGAAGAAGTACAAGCATTTGAAGAACAATGGGGTTGTCCTCCAACTGCTATTTTTGTAGATAACCTAATGGATATTGCTACTGATGGTGGCGAAGAGTTCGCATCTATGAGAGCAATTATGAAGGAGTTGAAATACCTTGCTCGTGCTACTAACGCTGCTATCATTATTCTCCACCATACTTCTGAGGCTGTACTTGGCACTCCTTGCCAGCCTCGTTCGGCTCTTCAAGGTAAAGTCGCCCAACTTCCTGCTCTTATATGTACTCTTGGAGTTATTGGTACTTCTATGGCTGTGGCTCCAGTAAAGAATAGATATGGGCGTGCCGATGCCAATGCAAACCTAACTTGTTGGCTATCATTTAACCCTGAATATATGTATATGGAAGACATACCAGAGAATGGATAATAAATGTTAAGAGAAGAAGAAGACGATATGACGCAAGAGATTCGTCAACTTGTTATGCTTGAAACTAAATTGGAAATAGATAGAGCAATCCAAAAGATTGAAGAGTCAAAGATTCCAATTAAAGATGAATGGTCTGAAGGTGTCAATGTAGGTATGGACTGGGCTATTCGCATTCTTAGAAAAGATAAGAGCGCAACCTAGTGGTACAAATCCAGTTAACACCCGAAGAGATTGAATCTTCTTTACAGTTTGTTGATGCAATGCGTCAGGACAAAAAAGAATTTAATGTTACAGACAAGAAGTTTGATGCAAAGAATACATCTTGGGCTGTAAATCTTATGGGATATTTGGGTGAACTGGCAGCAGCAAAAGTATATAATACTAAAACTGATGATAGAGTTCTTACTGGTGGAGATGCTGGGCACGACTTAGTTATTAATGGCAAGACTTACCAAGTTAAAACAACAGTAACTAAAGAACTTATATTTAATAGTAAGGAATTATTTTCAGCAGACTATGCAATACTTGTAACTCTTGTTGGAGATAGGACTCAACCACATATTAACTCTAAGTTTGTAGTATGGGGTGATATATCAAAAGAAAAGTTTCTCCAAGTTTGTTATGAAAAAGATTATGGTTACGGTGTTAGATATGTGTGTCAAGTAGATGACTTGGTTCAGGTGGGCAATGGCTAATCCTAATGGGCGCAAGGGCGCACAGTTTGAAACAGATGTAATGAAATGGCTCCGCAAGATGGGTGCTATGGCAGAGCGTCTAACTAAGGCTGGTGCAAAGGACGAAGGTGATATGGTTGTTATGATTGCTGGTCAGTCATACATCTTTGAACTTAAAAACCGTGCAACATTATCTTTACCAGAGTTCTGGCGTGAAGCAGAAGTAGAAGCAGTTAACTATGCTAATGCTAGAGGTATTGAAGATGTCCCTTTGCATTATGTAATAGTTAAAAGAAGAAACTCAGGTATTGAAAATGCTTGGGTGATTCAAGATTTAAACCAATGGATGAAGGAGAAGACAGGAGATGTTAAAAATTGACAATGACTTGCCACCCATCACAGATGTGCTCGCACATTACGGTGCACACTTACGACAAAATCACGGGCAAGTTAACCTCAAGTGTCCGTTCCACGATGATACGCACAAGAGTGGTTCAGTCAACATTGACAGAAACATCTTTATATGCTTTGCCTGTGGGGTTCAAGGTAACTCGCTTCAAATCATTGCACAAAGAGAAGGAGTAAACATACGTGAAGCAAAGTCAATCGCAGAAGGATTTACTACGCAAGGCAACAACCAAGTACGCAGCAAACATCTTTCAGGCGCAAGATTACCTAGCAAGCAGAGGAATACCAATGGAAGCAGCACGTCTGGCGCAATTAGGCGTAGTCGTGGAGCCTGAGATTGGACACGAACAATATGCTGGCAGACTTTCAATACCTTATATCACCAAGACTGGTGTTGTTGACTTGCGATTCCGCTCACTTAATCCTGCCGTTGAGCCTAAGTATATGGGGTTAACTGGAGCAGAGACTAAGATGTACAACGTGTTAGATATTGATAAGGCTGGCGATTACATTGGTGTATGTGAAGGTGAACTAGATACAATTACTATGTCTAGTTGTATTGGCATACCTTGCATTGGTGTACCTGGTGCTAACAGTTGGAAGAAACATTACACAAGATTACTTGCAGACTTTGAAAGAGTATTTATATTTGCAGATGGTGACCAACCAGGCACTGAGTTTGCTCGCAGTCTTGCTCGTGAACTACCAGTAACAATCGTTCAACTCCCCGAAAACGAAGACGTAAACAGTATGTACGTGTCAAACGGGGCACAATACTTTAGGGACAAGATTGAAGTAAACTAATTTGGACTTTGAGTTGGGTGATGAACCACATAATTATTGTAATGAATGCGACACACAGTTTGATGATTCATTCCAGTTGATAGACCACGTACTAGAAGATGATGAAGAGTTTGACCCTTATTACTTGTTGCCCAATGGATTCAAACTCCATTTGGGTTCTTTGCTAAGGTTTATGTACATCCACGCAAATGAGCCAGAACAGATTAAGATGATTACCCAGTCGTCTTATGTGACTCTCTTTGCAGCAGAGATGGGTTACGACCTAGTAGATGAACTAGTTGAGGATATGATTGTGAACTCAGCAGTACAGAACTTGGATGAAGACATAAAGAAATTACTATCAAAGGACACTAATGAAGAAGGCGGAGAGTGAAGAAGTATGGCAGATTATAACCCACTTGGTAAATCAAGGGATGAACGTGAAGCACTACGAAGTAGCACAAGAGACTTTGATAATAACCCTACACATTCCGCTGTTGACTGGGACGAATTTGAACTAAATGTCCGACAGGTGATGACTGAACTGGGTGATTTGCTCATCAAAAAGCACAAGGATTATGGACCAAAGAACATCAGCAACTCTCCGTATGGTGCTACTAATGGTCTAGTTGTACGTATGTGGGACAAGATAGCCCGCATTGTGAACCTAACTAAAGATGGCAAGATGGTAAACGCAGAGAACGAACCGCTTGAGGATTCCTTTAAAGACATAGCAAACTATGGTATAATTGGACTACTCGTGCTTAGAGGGAAGTGGGATAATTGATTGAAAGAACAAGAGTTATTTGACTGGCTTAAGTCAGAACATTACTCAGATTTAGAGCACTCCCCGAATGAGTTTGACGCCTTTGATTGTACAACACACGAACATAAAATGTTTATTGAACTTAAATCTCGTAAGACTTTCTATCCATCCTTGCTTATAGAAAAAATTAAATTTGATTTCTTAATTGAACAAGCACGACTATTACAATACGAACCATATTATATTAACTACACACCAGAAGGTATCTACTCTTTCCATCTTAACTCTATTGGTGAAATAGAATGGGCAGAGAAATGGTTGCCATCTACTACTGAGTTTGCAAACAAGAATAACAAAATGAAAATGGTTGGCTTTATTCCCGTGAGTGTTGGTGTTAAACTCTAATGGAATGGGAACGTATACAACGCTGGGAATATGTAGTTGACGCTGTTGCTGCTGAGTACCATAAGAAATTTAACATTGACATTGAAGATATACGCCAAGTATTATTCCAATGGTTTGTTGAACACCCTAATAAGTTAAATACTTGGGAGGCTATTGGTGATAAGGACGCAAAGAACTTAATCTATCGTAGCCTACGCAACCAAGCACTAGATTATTGTCAGGCTTGGAAGGCTAAGTCTGGTGGATATGAAACATCTGATTTGTTTTTCTATGAAGCAGATATGGTTGAGGCTTTGTTGCCCTCTGTTATCAGGGGTGAAATGAATATCACTCAGAAATTAAATCTTGCTGGTGGTGGCAGACCATCTGCTCCATCTGAAGGTGGAAACTTAATGGCAATGATGATTGAGATTGACGCTGGCTTTTGGAAACTACAGAAAGATGACCGCAAATTATTATTCCTACGCTATGCAGAGACAATGGACTTCGGAGATATTGCACAGGAAATGCAATTAGGTTCTGAAGATACAGCCCGTATGAGACACAAGCGTGCAATCAGAAAGTTAATCAATAAGATTGGTGGCTTCAAGCCATACAACGATAATGATTTTGAAGAGGCTCAATCATCTTCTGAGAATGAAGACTCTGCTGGGTCAGACCAAAGTGTTTCTGGATAATCTTTTATAATCTCTTCACCATAAAACTCTACCACTTCTTTCCAACTCATATCCTTTAACTTCATTTCTATCCTCCTGTCTTGTAGAATCCACCAGTTTTAAATATGGTTGGGGTCGCCGACCACACTCTGCTCATAGTCATAGTACAACAGATTGGCTCTGTGCTCTCATTAAAACTTCTTTCATACTCAACTTCAATTCCACACTCTGAACATTTGTACTCATAGGTTGGCATTAGATACCCTCATCAATCGGTGTTGGTGCTGTGCTAATTGTGCCACAATCTTTACAGGTTTGTTTTAAATCATACCAACCAACATCACGCTCTGCTTCGTCCCACATCACATTGATTGTAAAGACCTTACAACCACAGATACAGGCTGTTGTAGGGATACCGCTTATATCCAATCTCAGTACCAGTTCCTGCGTAAGTGGTGATTGTAAGCAGAACAAGGTGTCCCATATCTGTGAACAATATATCTATAAGCCCTCAGTATCTGGGTTGCTGGGTCATTGGATTTCTCCCCTAACACCTGCCCTATTCCATATGCTGTTGACTTAGGGTTGTCCGCAAATTGGTCAAAGCGGCTCTCTTGTGTGAATAATTTTACGATACAGTTTTGCTGGGTAGTATCCCAACCATAGCCAACCCTTGCAAAGTTGATAGCCATTTTCTTATTGGCTCTCTTCTCTTCCATAGTTGCCTTGGTTCTAACAACTGGCTCGTGATGTTTACTTATATTGATTTCCACATCAACTGTTTTATTGATTGGAAAGGATACAAGTGCGATAACCAATATGAATATCGCTAGTAGTCTTGTCGTCATCTGCGTATTCTAGCAAGCCTTGCCCTCACATCACGCCTGTGTCTGCCTTCGTGTCGTATAGAGTTATGAGTTTCTTTCAAACCTGCCAGTTTGGCACGCTCACCACTCATCATTCCACCCCATATAGCACCCACTCCACCAATGGTTAAAACATTTTCATCTTCTAACCCTTGTGCCAAGCATTGCTGTTTTACTGGACACTCCATACAGATTTCTATTGCTTCAACACTACGCAATACCTGCAACTGTTGCACATCACGGAACGGGCTGTTCTCATAGTGCCACAGGTCGGGGTCTGGGTGTCCATTACATAGTCCTCTTTGATGCCAACTTCTATTTCGCATTTTGATACTCTCTCCAAGACTTCCAGTATGAAATCCATTTTCTATGATAACGAATTGTTAGCACAGTTAATACCAATAATGTTGCCGACATTACACGGCACGCAAGTGGCGAACCTGTAATACATTCTCCGCTTCTGAATAATGTATGTCTTCATAACTAACTTCACTCTTTGCTTGATGTGAATATAGCCACTCATCTTGGTGCGCTGGCGTCATTGCTGTCCATATAGGTGGCAGTTGTACGCCCTCTGGCAACCAGACATTCATTACCCTAACACCTTCTACCTTATAAGTAATCTGAAATTGTTTACCCGTCATATCCGTCATCTTCAAACTCCGTTTCGCTAGTATGTTTTTCTTTACATTCAGGGCACGTCCACTCTGCATATACATAGCAGACGTCGTGCTTATATTCTTTGGTGCAAGGCACTTCACCAGACCAACCACAATCACATTCAAACTCCCACACATCATCATATGTGTCGGCAAATGTGGCTGGGTCGCCTTGCAACCACATTGGTTCAGCCATTGGCTGGTTTTTCTATCTTAAGTTCAGCAAGTTTCTTTGCGCTCTCAATTAAAGCAACCCAATCCATCTGTGCTTCATCACTCATTGCTGTATTCCAATTCTTTATCGTAGTCAACTAACACTTCGTAGCAATCCATACACTCTATGGATACGGCAATAGCCTCTCCGTCTTTAGTAGTATATTGAGCCACTACTACTTCGTGTCCATAATGCTTATGTAATTCATTAAAATTACTCATTGCTGTACTCCAACTCTCTTTGCCTTTCAATCATCATATCCATATTGCAATCATCACATATGAGTTGCCCTTGATATTTATTATCCCATTGGGCACCGACAATTTCCCACCCACAGAATTGGCATATATCTTTAATCATTATTTCTCCATTTCAAATGTTAATTCATCTAACCAATGCTCAAGGCTTTGCCCCTCGCTCATATCTTCGTCCCAATTAATAGCCCACTCAGGTGTCTTACCACCCATATAGCCTTCATCATTCTTCCAGTAGAGTTCATACCCGTCAAACTCATTCCAAAATAACAAGGCTTCATAATCTATTCCCTCATATTGAAAGTTAATCCTGCGCTTCCAACCTGTAGTTTCATTAGTGGAATAGTTAATAGTTATCTGTTTAGTTGCATTCATTTATCACACCCACATATCTTTACATCTTGTAGGCAATCTCCACACATAACCATTAGTTGCCCCCTATTGTGCAAGCGTCCATTGAACCTATGCAATATCCGCCCTCTACATACCAAACTGATGTGGCTATAAACCAAATTAGCAGGGCTAATGATGTCCAAAATAATATACGTGCAAGTAGTCGCACTCTGTAATAGTTTTTAGATTTCATTATGCACCCACCAATTCACTAGATGTTGCTCGGCGCACTCTGCTCTGGTGTCTGCTTGTAGTGTTGCTAAACTTTTGCTCCACTATGTGCCAACCTTTTGGGCTATGCCAAGCGATTGGCGTATTGTATGAGTAGACTGTGTAATCTATCTCAGGTGTGTTGATAAATAAGTTTGCCTCTGCTTGGCTCAATCTATGGCTAGAGGATAATGCTCCGCCGTCTTTACCCTCTAGGGCTGACGCCCTAAACTCTAAACGCTGTGCAATGTAATGCTCTGCGTCCCGTTGATTAACCTGCTTCATTGCTTCTCCTGTCTTCGTCTTGCAAGGTTAGACATTCGCTAACCTAGTGCCCTAATGGTGTCTTGCACACCTCGCCCCCGTCAAGGGTTTAGGGCTATGACTTACGCCACAGTTTCGTTCTTCAATGCTGTGCAATCTGCACACAGTTGATAATCTTCCACAATCTCGGCAAGTCGCTCCTTGCCCTCGGTAATCTCTCCGCTAGTTTCCAAGTCGTCTAACTCTCGGAGATGGGTTTCACATATCCAAGGGCGGTAATAAATCCCTGCGAATGGTAGGGTCTTCATTAATTGCCCTCTCTAACTGTAATCACATTCAAGGTTGAAACTCTATATCCTGCTTCTCTGTATTTTTCTTGAAACTCTTGCGCCATTCTTAGGGTTGAAAAATAATATTCCCTTCCCCACCCTTTAAACTCTACTTTATAGATAGTCATTATTTCACCCCGCAAGCCTTCAAGAATAATTCACTATTAAAGCGGGGATTAGTGGTTGCTAGGGCTTGCGCCATATTGTGAGAGAGTTGGAACTTTAACTCTCCGTTGCCGTGCCAACTTGTGGCGATAACCTCGGCGATTAGTTCGTAGTCTTTCTTAGTCATTTTCTCCTGTCTTTCTTGCAAATCCTTGGCAAGTATCTCCTGCCTAGGTAATTGCGTGCCCCCTGTCGGTCTTGAGCCGTCGCCGTCGTTAACGGGCGGGGGGCTGTCTTGCTATAATTCGCCGTTGATGGCTTGGATTACGCTGTCCATATTATCGGAGAATATCTTCACGCTGTCAAGATTAAGACCGCTTGAATAATCGCATTCCTTATTAAGGAAGAATGTTTCCAAGCCGTAGTGCTTGGTAAGGATAAAGCGGGCAAGTGGCTCATAATCTGAATTACCTGTCGCCATTACATACATTTTTGAAACTGTCTTGATGATGTCTTTTTCGTTCTTCATTGTCTTGCTCTCCTGTCTGCTTCGGGGTAGTTCCCTTGGCTAGTGATGTAAACAATATATGCGGGATTATGGAAAGTCAAGGGTATTTCGTGTGATTTACACCACACCGTTTCCCTATGGGCTACCGAATTACAAGGGCGTAATTCTTCCCCAATTTGGAATTATGAATTGCAATCTATGGAATATAGGGCGACCCGTTTAGGTACGGGGAGATAGTCGCTCAACATAAGTTTAAATTATTTATTTACCCTGCGGTATCTCTTTATAAATCCTACCCCTAACGGGTAGACATATAT